CCAGACCAACGCTGCCCCGCAGACGGTCACGATCAACAACTTCGGCGGGCAGACTGCCCACACCGACCCCAGCGAGACGAACGAGTACCGCACCGCGTTTATGAACTTCGTCTGCCGTGGCACCGAGATTCCCGCCGATCTGCGCGCCAGCGTGGCCCCGATGCTGAATGTGGCCGCTACCACGACCACCACCGACGCGAGCGCGGTCATCCCCACCACGATCACCCGCGAGATCATCCGCGAGATGAAGTCCTACGGCAACCTGTACGCCAAAATCCGCAAGCTGAATGTGCAGGGCGGTGTCGAGTTCCCGATTCTGACCTTGAAGCCTACCGCCAACTGGATTGGTGAGAGCAAGTCCAGCGATGATCAGAAGCTGACCGCCAACACGAAGGTTTCCTTCAGCTACTACGGTCTGGAATGCAAAATCGCACAGACCCTGCTTGCGGCTGTTGTCACCTTTGATGAGTTCCAGCAGATGTTTGTGCCGCTGGCTGTGGAAGCTATCGTTGCCGCAAAGGAAAAGGCCATCATTTCCGGTACCGGCAGCGGGCAGTTCCGTGGCATCACCAAGGACAGCCGCGTGCCCACCAAGAATGTTGTCGTTCTTTCCCCTGATGAGATCGGCGACTATTCCGCATGGCACAAGAAGGTCATCGCCAAGATTCCCAAGGCGTACCGCAAGGGTGAGTTTGTCATGGCGCAGGGCACGTTTGACGGCTACATTGACGGCATGGTCGATAAGAACGGCCAGCCCATCGGGCGTGTGAACTACGGCATCGACGGCGGAGAGACGTACCGCTTCTGCGGCAAACCTGTGGAGACCGTCGAGGATGACATCATCCCCAACTTCGATGCCGCCGCCAAGGATGATGTCATTGCCGTGTACTTCAACCCCAGCGACTACGCCGAGAACAGCAACGGTCAGTTTGCCGCCGTCAAGTGGATGGATCACGACGATAACACCGTCAAGACCAAGGTGCTGCACATCTGTGACGGCAAGCTGCTTGACCCCAACGGCGTTATCATCATCAAAAAGGGCGAAGCTGCCAAGGTGTAACCCCCGGAGGTGTAAACCGTGCTTGAACTTGCAAGAGTGTGGGTGCTGCGCAACAAGAACAAGACTGCGTTTGATGATGAACTTACAGATTTGATTGCTGCCTGCAAAGCTGATCTGCGCAAACGTGGTGTCGTAAAGATCAGTGACAACGACCCGCTTATCAAGCAGGCTGTCAAGCTGTACTGTAAGGGTAATTTCGGGTACGGCGGCAGCGATGCCGAACGCTACCAGAAAAGCTATGAAAGCCTTGCGGTCAGCTTGAGCCTGTGCGGGGATTATCTGGAGGGCTGATATGTATTTCAGCGATGAAATTATTCTGATTGCAACGGACAGTTCCGATACTGACGCGTTGGGCAGGCAGACCGAAACCGAGACGGGCCGCGTGACGGGGGACGGTGGCCTTAAGAGTGTGAGCCGGGAAGAATCTTTTACCGCCGGTTCCCACGGGTACAGCAATGTACAGAAATTCGTGCTGCGCCCGTGGGATTACAGCGGCGAGAAATACGCCATGGTGGACGGCAAAAGAAAGCTGATTTACCGCACCTATCAGGCTGACCCTGACACGCTGGAACTGTACGCGGCAACCAAAAGGGGCGTCACATGAGCAGCACGATTAAGGTCAAGCCGGAGCAACTGGCGGCAGCTATCCGAAAGGAGCTTGAATCTTATTCCAAAGCGGCAACCAAAGAAACGAAAGAACTGATTCGTGAAACGGCAAAAATCTGCAAGGAAGAAATTCAAAGCGCGTCACCTGTCAGAACGGGCAAATATCGCAAGGGCTGGTCTATAAAGCCCCTATGGGAAGATAATGACAGCCTGCGTGAGATTGTCCGTAACCGCTCTGCGTGGCAGCTTACCCACCTCTTGGAAAACGGTCACGCAAAGAAAAACGGCGGGCGCGTGCAGGCGTACCCGCACATCAAACCCGCCGAAGAAAGAGCGATTGAACGTGTTATGAACGGTGTGAAGAAAATTTACAGCGCGAAGTAACTTAGCTGTCAAAGCCTGCCGTGGTATCTATCTTCTTTTCTAGCAAGTAGCGAAATACCTTTGCGGTATCTACGCAGTCACCCAACGCGCGGTGCGCATCCATTCTGTCAATCCAGAAGTGCGCGCACAGGGTTCCCAACTTATAATCCATAACATCATAGTTTTGGTTATAGTTCGGCCCATAGCCGCCCGAATCCCTGTCATAAGTCCACTTTGGCTTTTTCAGCAGATGCCCGGCCAGTTCGTAGGTATCGTAGAAGCGGCGCGTTTCCGGCGTGACATCCAGACCCGCGCGGCACAGGAATTTTAAATCAAATTCCAGATTGTGGCCGAGAAGCGGCATATCCCCGATGAACTCTTGCAGTGACGGGATGATCTGGTACAGCATCGGCGCACCCTCTAACATTTCGGGTGTTATGCCATTGACGGACATAGCCTCACGCGCGGAATCCATCGAAAGTTTCTGCGGGGGGGGGGTAATCATTGTATGGAATACCTCAACAAATTTAAAACTCTTTACCTTGATTGCCGCAACTTCCAGAACTGCATCTTTAGTGCATGACAGCCCCGTTGTTTCGGTGTCCAGAACAACAAAATCCGCGAACTTGGCGGCGTTGCTCTTGGCTGTAACGCGGGGATATGTCATTGCTTCTTTGAGATAAGACACAGGCTGCGCCTTTTGCTTCACACCGTCACGGCGTATTTCTGCGTGCGGAAGATTGTTTAGTTCTTCCCAAAAGGCTGCTTTCTTGCGTTCCCGTTCTAGGCGTGCCGCTTCTGCAAGCTCCTTTTCACACTTTTCGCATTGACCGAAACTGTTCAGCTTTAAGAAAAGCCCCCACTTGCCGCAGCGTTTACACTTTGCCATAAGTAACACCCTTTCGCATTTATTTACTACCAGCATAGCAGAAATGCACGATATATGCAATAAAAAGTTGAAACGGAGGTATTGCGGTTGACGCAGGCAGAATTGAAAACGGTTCTGGACGGCAGCGGTATTCCGTTTGCATACCGCGCATGGAAAAACGGCCATGATCTGCCGTTCGGCGTGTTCTATTTTGAGCGCGACAATCCCTTTGCGGCAGATGGCATTGTGTACGCCAAAAAGACCCTCTATGCCCTTGAACTGTACACAGCCGAAAAAGACCCCGATACCGAAGCGGCGCTTGAAAAAGCGCTGACGGCGGCGGGCATCTTTTACAGCAAGTCCGATGAAATCTACATTGACGAAGAACAGATGTTCTATGTCATCTATGAAATTGAGGTGTAAAAATGTCTAAAGATAAAGTGCTTTTCAATCTCAAAAACGCGCACTACGCCAAGCACAAAGTGACTGGCGAAGATGGCGCGATCACCTTCGACACCCCTGTTGCCATCCCCGGCAGCGTGTCGCTGTCTCTGGATGCCGAGGGCGAAGTTACGAAGTTCTACGCGGACGGCATTGTGTACTACGTCTGCCAGAGCAACAACGGCTATTCCGGCGATTTTGAAGTCGCTATGTTCCCCGAACAGATGATGCTTGACATCTGGGGCATGACGAAAAGCAAAAACGGCCTGATTGTAGAGAATGCCAACGTCCAGCCCGCCAGCTTCGCCCTGCTGTTTGAGGTGGACGGCGACACAACCGGGCGCAAGTATGTTTTGTACAACTGTTCCGCCACGCGCCCCGGTATCAACGCCAACACCAAGAGCGAAACCACCGACCCCGACACCCAGACTTCCACCATCACCGTGTCCCCGATGGCTGACGGTACGATCAAGGCCCACACGGCAGACGATGCCGCCCCCGCCACGCTGAACGGCTGGTACACAAGCGTTACCCTGCCCACTGATGCAACCTAAAGTGTTCCACCGGAACACCTTGTATACAGGAGATCATACACATGGAAAAAACCATCAACATCGACGGCAAAGAAGTCCGCCTGCGTGCCACTGCTGCCGTTCCGCGCCTGTACCGTATCAAATTCGGGCGTGACATCATGCAGGACTTGTCGAAGCTGTCCGACGCTTACGAGAAGGCTACCACCGAACAGGAACAGTTTGAAGCTACCGACCTTGGACTGTTTGAGAATGTGGCCTACATCATGGCGAAGCACGCCGACAAGGACGCTGTTCCGTCCAGCGTAGAAGAATGGCTGGATTCCTTCGAGGTGTTCAGCATCTATCAAGTCCTGCCGGAAATTCTGACGCTGTGGAACCTGAACACGCTGACGACGGCAAAGCCGAAAAAAAAACAAGGGTAAGCACCCGCGAAATGACAACGCCGCTGTTTTTGCTGCGCTGTGTGCAGATGGGAATTGCCCTGCGCGATCTTGATTTGCTGACCGTCGGCATGGTAAACGACATGGCGATTGAGCGGGAAAACGATGACTACAAGTGGCCGCTGAAAGCGACGCAGGCAGACATCGACAAATTCTTTGGATAACGGTGCAGTAAATGGTCTGCACTAAGGGCTGAATGGAGCCGCACGGAAAGGAGGCGGCGACGTTTGCCCGCCTATAACATTAAGGGCATCACCGTCGAAATTGGCGGCGATACCAAAAATTTCAACACAGCGCTGGATGAACTGAACAGAAAGGTAAACAGTTCGGCTACCGAAATTGGCAAGCTGAATCGCCTGCTGAAACTTGACCCAAGCAATACCGTTCTACTTACCCAAAAGCAGGGACTTTTGACAAAGGAAATTGCCGCAAGCAAAGACAAACTTGCAGCACTTACCCAAGCGAAAGAACAGTGCAGTAAAACGATGCAGAACGGCACGGAGTCAGAACAAGCGGAATACCGCAAGTTGTGCGCTGAAATCGAAGAAACCAAACTGCGCATAGACAACTTGACCGATGCTTACAACAAGTCGAACACAGCCGCCCAAAAACTGGCCGCTGTGGGCGATAAGATGCAGAAAGTGGGCAACGGTATATCTGCCGTCGGCAAGGCCGTTGCCCCTGTCTCTGCCGCCGTGGCAGGTGTTGGCGGTGTCGGCTTGAAGCTGGCCGCAGACTTTGAAGATGCTTTCGCCAAGGTCAGCACCCTGCTGGATGCATCGTCCACCGACTTTGAAGCGTACAAGGCGGACATCGTTGCCGCCAGCAATGAAACCGGCGTTTCTGTAACGGACTTTTCCGAAGCCGTGTACAGCGCCATTTCCGCCAGTGTGGACGCTGCCGATGCAGTTGATTTCACCACGTCGGCAGTCAAGCTGGCGAAAGGCGGCTTTACCGATACCGCAAAGGCCGTTGATGTTATGACGACGGCCATCAATGGCTATCAGTTGAGCGCCGAGGATGCAACCAAAATCAGCGATATGTTGATTACCGCGCAGAACGCAGGTAAAACCACCGTTGACGAACTTGCGTCCAGCATGGGCAAGGTCATTCCCGTGGCCGCTGCGGCCAACTACGACATGACCGAACTTTCGTCTGCCTACGCCCTGCTTACCAAGAACGGCATTGCCACCGCGGAATCCGGCACTTACTTAAAATCCATGCTGAACGAACTTACAAAGTCCGGCAGCATCACCGACACCACCCTGCGCGAACTGACGGGTAAGGGCTTTGCCGATCTGAAAGCCGAGGGCAATTCCACATCCGACATTCTGAATATGCTTTCTGATGCCGCCGCCAAGGATGGCAAGACGCTGAAAGACATGTTCGGCAGTGTTGAAGCCGGTTCTGCCGCAATGGTGCTTGCCCGCAACGGCGGCGCAGATTACAACGAAATCCTTACCCAGATGCAGGATTGCGGCAAGGCAACAGATGAAGCATTCCAGAAAGTCACCGACACCACCAACCAGAAATTTGCCAAGGCGCTGAACGAAGCCAAAAACGCCCTGATCGACTTGATGGACAAGCTGCTGCCAAGCATCACGCAAATCATCAAAGGCGCGACGGGTGTCGTGGACAAATTCAGCGGTATGGATGAATCCACACAACAAATCATCCTGACCTTGGGCGGTCTGATTGCCGCGCTGGGGCCTGTGCTGATATTTATCGGCAATCTGACATCCAGCATCGGCGGTGCGCTGAAAGCCGCACCCGAAATTGTTTCCGCCGTTGCCAAGGTCAAGGGCGCTGTTTCGGGGCTGTTTGGCCTGTTGGCCAAACACCCGTTTGTGCTGGTCGTGGCTGGCATTGTGGCACTTGTTGCCGGGTTTGTCACCCTCTGGAACAAATCCGAAGCGTTCCGCAATTTCTGGATTAGCTTGTGGGATGCTATAAAATCCGCTGTTTCTACCGCAATCACAACCGTGCAGAATTTGTTTACTGTTTTGCAAACGGCGTTTTCTACTGCATGGAATGCGATTCAGACCGTTGTTTCCACCGTCGTGTCTGCCATCGCCAGCACATTGCAGGCCGCATGGACGGGAATCACCACCGCCGTGCAGACTGCCTTGACAACAATACAGACAATCTTTACCACGGCTTGGGACGGCATCAAAGCCATTGTTGAAACCGTCGTCACCGTCATTACAACAACGCTTCAAAATGCGTGGGACACCGTCAGCGACGGTGTGACAACGGCTTTTGAGGGCATCCAGCAGATTTTTACAAGCATCTGGGACGCCATCAAGACCGCTGTGCTGGGCGTTGTCCTTATCATCTGCGATTTAGTCACCGGCGATTTTGACGCGCTGAAAAGTGATATTTCCAACATCCTGTCCGCACTGTCGGAAGCAATTTCCGGTATCTGGAACGGCATCCAGACATTTATCAACGGTGTCATGTCGGCCATTGTCAGCTTTTTACAGGCAGAATGGAACGGCCTGCTGACGATTATCAGCACCGTGTGCAATGCGATCAGCACCGCCGTACAGGCGATTTGGAATGCAATCAAGACGTTCTTGTCGTCCACCATGACCGCCATCGGCAACGCTGTCACCACCGCGTGGA